TTTGGTCAAACCGCTAAGCAAAAAGTAATTGCTGGTGTAACTAAACTAGCACAAGCCGTAAAGAGTACATTAGGCGCATCGGGTAAATGCGTTATATACGAAGATGCTCGCGGCATGCCGGTCATAACAAAAGACGGAGTAACCGTTGCCCAAAGCGTAGTCTTATATGATCCGGTTGAAAACATAGGTGCTACTCTCATTAAAGAGGCAGCAAACAATACGGTGAAAGAAGCAGGTGACGGCACTACAACAGCGACTGTCCTTGCTGAATCACTTTTAAAAGAAGTAAATAAAGAAAAATACGCAAATGAGTCTATTCGCGAAATCAAAAAAGGTATTAGCTCAGGCCTGGAAAGAGTTATTGAACATCTGGAAGGGAGGGCTATTGAAGTTGAAGGGAGCATGCTTAGCGCTGTTAGCGCGATTAGTTGTAATAATGATAAAGCCCTTGGAAGCATTATTGCAGAAGCTTACCAAAAAGTAGGTAAGCATGGTGTCGTACTTATGGAGGGAGGTGGCACCGAAGACACGCATGTGGAGTTAGTTGACGGAGTGCAATTCGATTGCGGGCTTACGTCGTCGCACTTTGTCACTAACACTGATAAGCATCTAGCAGAGTTAGACAACCCATACGTACTAATTGTATCTAGTGAAATACCTAATGTGCGTAAAATACAAAATGTATTAGAGCACGTCATTAAAAAAGGTCGTGCTTTACTTATTATAGCGCCTGTATCTCAAAACGTAAGAGCAGCGCTTATGATGAACAAGGTTAAAGGTAATATCAAAGTCAATATAGTTGACTTACCTGGCTTTGGACCTACTAAGCAAGAGGCTACTGAAGATTTAGCTATTATGACTGGTGCTACGGTTATTAACGAAGAACTTGGGGACGACCTAGATCTTATAAGCATAGAACACCTTGGTGAAGTTGAGTATGCTATTACTAGCGACAGCAATACTGTTATTACTTTAGAAGAAATGTCTGATGAGGTACAAGAGCGTATAGATAATGTTACGGCTAGAATCAATGAAGAGAAAAACGGGTTTATACGTAAAAAGCTAGAGGAAAGACTAGCTATGCTGTCAGGATCTGTAGCTAAGATAAAAGTTGGCGCTCAGTCTAAAGTAGAATTAAAAGAGAAGAAAGACAGGGTTGAAGATGCTATATACGCAACTAAAGCTGCATTAAAAGAAGGTATTGTACCTGGCGGCGGTTCAGCACTATGGTGGGCTGCTCAAAAAATTTCTCCCGCTAATGCGGGTGAGGAAGTATTGCTAGAGGCTATTAAAGCCCCTTTCAATACAATACTAGATAACGCAGGCATTACAGGTATAGTATGCGATGATCAAGAGTATTGCGGTATTAACGTAATAACTGGTGAGTGCGTAGACATGGTTGAAGCAGGTATTGTAGATCCAGTACTTGTTACTAAGTCTGCGCTTAAAAACGCTGTGTCAGTAGTATCAACTATTATATCAGCCGATTGTGTAATCTCAAATGCTAGAGCAGATGAAAGCGGTCAATGATTACATTATAGTCGATATTGAAAAAGAAGGTCCTAAAAAAGTTGGTGGCCTACTTCTTACTGAAGACTTAGACGAAAACAATAGGTATATTAAAGCTACGATAATCTCTACAGGTAATCTAGTTGAAGGCCTAAAAGATAAAGACATTATATATTACGACAAACATGCTGGACATGGTATAACTTGGGCAAATACAATGTACTATGTAATTCGAGCAAGAGATGTAGTACTCGTAGAGTAACTACTTCGCTAAACGTGTAATATAGATATTAGACCTAAACCTTAAATCATAAACCTTAAACGGTAAACAATAAATAATTAATAATTTAAAAAACAACGAAAATGGAAAAATTTCTATTATTTGTAGATGCGGAAAACGACATCGCAATGTACCCACTTTCAAAGCTAGCAGCTGTAACTTGCGCTGCTGATGAAGCGGTTTTACTTAGATTTTCATCTGGTGTTGCTGGTGGTACTGGCGCTGGTGGAACTGAAAACGATCTAGTTACTCTTACAACTACAGCAGGTGCAGCTGTTGAAAAAGCTATTTTTGAAGCTATCGCTAGGGCTTGCACGGCAAACGGACCTCAATACTCTGACGGTTTAATTACTGTTTGTGATGATATCAATAGTATATTCTTACATAAAGATATACTTTCATGTGCAATTACTTTAGATACATAATCTAAGTGAGATTAACAGCGCAGGATCTGCGTGATATGAATATCCTTAAGTACTACAGGCTCACGCGTAAGTGGGCCTGTAAGACTTATGGGTTAACTGATGCTGATCTAGAACTACTTATATATCTAGATCATAAGGGTAGATTTACCCGTAACGAATTTATCGAGGGTGCTTACACATATTCTTGGGATAAGAAAAGGTGGGAGAAACTCCGATCAGCTGGATGGATAGAAGTTTGGCGACATAGGAATAGAACGAGTATTAAGTACTCTGTTTATAAGACGTCATTCAAGTGTTCACAGCTAGTAACACGAATATATCGCATACTGCTTGGCGAAGAAGATCTACCAACTTCTGAACGTAGTGTATTTTTTAACAACGCGTCGTATACAGATAAAGTCTATAATAAAGCCATAGATGATATGATACGAGATAAAGATAGATAGCATGGCATTCAAAATGAGAGGCAACCCATTTCAACGTAATTTTGATATTGGGGACCCGAAGAAAAAAGCAAGAAAAGCAGCGAAAAACAAAAATAATGACGCCGTTAAATTAACAAACCTAAGTGCTAAACGTTTAGGTGAGACTGCTGCTGCTGGAATTGGTGCTGCAGTTGGAGGTAAGGCAGCCGCTTCGTCTGCACTAGAAATCGAAAAAAGGCATGTTTACAAAAGCGCAGGAGGTAGCGCAATGAAAAATAAAGCAGATAGGATTAGAGGTAGAAAAGGTGGTACAGTTAAAAACGTTACTGAGCGATTAAATGAAGGTGATTATAAATCTGCTAGATTAGAAAGAAGAGGAAATGTTGCTTCTCACAAAGGTAAGAAAGCTAAAGCTCAAAGACTAAGAAGAAAAGCAGATGAGTCAAGTCAAAAGTTTTTTAGAGATCAGGTTAAACGTCGTGAAGAGAAATAATGTCTGATAAAGTAGAAGTAACTCGCAATACATTACTAGAAGCAAAACAAGCTTTGTATGACGGCTTAATTGAAAGTGGTTTAAACGCGCTGCAAGCTTCTAATATATGTAAACGAACTTATCATATAAAACACAATGATGATGGTACAGTAACTGTTTCTAATAAATTATAATATGGGTTTTAAATTAGGTAACGAAAAAAGACAAATTAGAAACTCTAAAGAAACACCTATATTTAGAAAAAATCTAGACAAAGGTATACTTGGTGAAGCTAATATGGATGGTAGTATTTATATAGATAAAGATGTGCCTAAAGGTAGTGCGTTAGAAAAAAAAGTTATACGCCACGAAAGTGTCCATGCAAAAGAAATGAAATCGGGTAAAATAGCTTACGGTGATGACTACGTTAGAGACGGTAACAAAACCTACCACAGGAAAGACGGCAAAATTAAATACAACGGTAAGTGGCATGAAGAGGGGAGCAACGTGTTTCCTTGGGAGAAGAGAGCTAAAAAAGCAGAGTAATGAAAAAGATTAAAGATACAGGCCTAGGTAAATGGCTTAAAAACAAAGCGCCAAATGTACTTGATGTAGTAGGAGACTTTCTGCCAGATCAAGGAGCGTTAGGTGTAGTTAAAAACCTTATTGATAAAGATCCAGAAGTAGACACAGAAGCTGGTATGGCTGCTGTAGATGCTGAGGTTGCTTTTCAAAATAACGTAAGCGAAAGGTGGAAAGCTGATATGGGTAGCGATGTAAAGCTAGCTAAGCTCATTAGACCTTTAACGCTTATATGTTTAATGACAATGTTTATGCTAACAATGGTTTTTGATAGTGTAGATACGTTACCTTTTAATGTTAAAGATTCATATGTAGACTTATTGCAGATACTTATGCTAACCGCCTTTGGTGCATACTTTGCTGGTAGATCTATAGAAAAAGTAAAAAAATAAAATGGGATTAAATTCAACAGCTACGGCTTATAACTTTGGACAATTTGGCTCTACGTTCTTAAGCGGCGACGGGGCTATATTAGACCTATCGCAATCTGACGCTAAATACTACGTTTGCGCTATTACTATGGTAAGTGCTACTAAATTTGGTGGCAATGGTTTAGGTGTATTAGATGGAGGCGTAGGCCTTGGTCTTGGTAACACGCACTTTGCGTCTAACGAAGATACTCAAACGTTAGATACTGATTGGGGCGCTGATACAAACGCAGGTGATAACGATAGTGATCTTATAGTGCTTGACGGAAGTGGAACTGAGTTTCCAGCTGGCATGACTCTATACGGCATGTACGACTACGTTGAGTTGCACTCTGGAGATGTTATTTGCTACGTAGCACCAAGACCAGATTATCGCGTTAGAGCAGCTGCTATATAATGGCGTTAGGTAATGCTAATACCTCAGCTCAATCTAGGGGTAAAAATAAGCCTGTAATAGTAAAGCGTAGAAAAGAAGTTGTAGCTGCAAAAAACTATACTCGAATACTTGCTTCTCTTGAACAGCGTTCTTCGGCTTGTGCACTTGATACAAGACGCGCGTGCACCGAGTACTACTATCACGACGGTAGCGCAGCGTTACCGCAGGTTGGAGATAAAGTATACTCTACAAAGAGAGCCAGTGACAGACACGTGTTAAGAGCTGCTCACTATAAAACAACAAACGGAGTGTTACATCAAAGTTTTGAAATAAATACAAGCGGCGCAGTCGTTGCTGTAACACCGTGTAAATCATAAACAATTTTAATTTAATATAATTTAATTATGGGAAAAAAGAAAGAAAAGGTAGTGGACCTAAAACCACAAAAGATTTCTGAAGAAGAGCTTAAAGAACTACAAAATACTGTTGCAGCTATTAATAAGCTACAGTTTGATATTGGTACTATGGAAGTCCAAAAGCATAGTGCGTTGCATGCTCTATTCCAAGGTAACGATAAGTTAAACGAGATTCAAAAATCTTTTCAAGAAAAATATGGATCTAACGATATAGTTATTCAGGACGGTACTATAAACTACAAAGAAGATGAACCATCTGATTCGTAAAATTACTATAGGTAAGGATTACAAGAATGACGCTATGCACTACGCTGTTGGACAGGAGGTGTATGGTGGTCATACTATATGTGATATATTAGAAGAAACTGATAAGTACTCTATATATATTAGAAAAGACAAAGCCGTTATACCTTGGAAAGATTTTAACAAGAACATGGCTATATCGGTAGAATATAATTTAGAATACTAATGCAAGCGCTTTACAACTTTATTGTAGAGCCCATAGGTGAGAGATATAACAATACTACAAAAGTAGGTGATAAAGAATTAATACTGAATACAGATGTGTTTAATCATCATCACGTTAATAGACTAGCTAAAGTTATATCTAAACCGAGGTTAAGCGATACAGAAATACAAATTGGTGACACAGTTTTAGTTCACTTTAACGTATTCAGGCGCTGGCACGATGTAAGAGGTAAAGAGCGCAATAGCAGATCATATTACGAGGAAGATAAATACTTTGTGAATGATGATCAGATATTTTTGTACAAGCGTGACGAAGAGTGGATATGCCCACAAGGTTATTGCTTTGTACAACCTATTAAAGACAATAGCAAACTAAGTGTTGATATAGAAAAACCTTTAGTTGGCATTGTTAAGCACACTGATGGCAGAGCAGAGCTAAACTCTCTTGTAGGTTTTAGACCTAATATAGAGTGCGAGTTCGTTATTGATGGTAAACGTTTATATCGTATACCATCTCAATTTATTACAATTAAATATGAATATCAAGGAGACGAAGAAGAATATAATCCAAGCTGGGCACAGAGCGGTTGAGGAATTAATCAAAGTAGCTAAAGAAGCTATTGTTGATTCAGATGACGATATATCAGCTGATAGACTTAAAAATGCCGCTGCTACAAAGAAGCTTGCGATCTTCGACGCTTTCGAGATATTAAACAGAATCCAAGAAGAAGAAAATCTTTTAGAAGGTAAAGCTCCTGAAGAAGAAAAGAAAAGAGTATTCAAGGGTTTTGCTGAGGGTAGATCAAAGTAATGTACGAGCAGAGTTTAGTAAAGGTTGTACAACCAATTAAGAAAACAACTATCACGAGACTTAATCGTGGTAAAAAATGGAAATACGGTTATGATAAAGACCATGATATCGTCGTTATATCAAAGACTGGGCAAATCGGAGAAGTCCTCGAAATACAAGGGTTGCAAATCGCATTGCCGCGTGTGCCCTCCTCTAGTGTGTTTAAACATGAGAAGAACAAGTGGGTAAAACAAGAGTATCCTAAAGAATTATCTCGTATTAAAAACATATTCGATTGGAGGAACTATCCAGACGAACAAAAAGAAAAATGGTACGACTATATTGACGAAGAGTTTAAGCGAAGAGAAGAAGGGTTTTGGTTTACAAATAATGGAGTATCAACATACATAACAGGTACACATTATATGTACCTACAATGGAGTAAGATTGACGTTGGAGCTCCAGACTTTAGAGAGGCAAACAGGATATTTTTTATATTTTGGGAAGCCTGTAAAGCTGATAAGAGATGCTATGGGATGTGCTACCTTAAAAACCGTCGTTCAGGTTTCTCGTTTATGTCATCAGCTGAAACAGTTAACTTAGCTACTATTTCAAGTGATAGTAGATATGGGATACTCTCTAAGTCTGGAGCCGATGCGAAGAAGATGTTTACTGATAAAGTAGTACCTATATCAATAAATTACCCTTTCTTCTTTAAACCTATACAAGATGGTATGGATCGTCCAAAATCCGAACTTGCGTATAGAGTTCCAGCTAGTAAATTTACGCGTAAGAAAATACAGGTAAACGAACAGCTTGAAGAGATCGCGGGTCTTGACACTACGATCGACTGGAAGAATACAGGTGATAATAGCTATGATGGTGAAAAGCTAAGTTTATTAGTACACGATGAGAGCGGTAAGTGGGAAAGACCTGATAACATATTAAACAACTGGCGAGTTACTAAAACCTGTCTAAGGTTAGGTAGTAGAGTCGTTGGTAAGTGCATGATGGGTTCAACTAGTAATGCGCTTGATAAAGGTGGGGATAACTTTAAAAAATTATACAATGATTCTGACGTATCAAGACGAAATGCTAATGGACAAACGAAGTCTGGGCTTTATTCTCTCTTTATCCCAATGGAATGGAACTATGAAGGATTTATTGACGAATACGGACTTCCAGTCTTTGATAATCCACGTGATGCAGAACGACTGGGACCAGACGGTGAACTGATAGATGTAGGTGTAATAACAAGCTGGGAAAATGAAGCTGATGGTTTAAGAGATGATCAAGACGCTTTGAACGAATTTTATCGTCAATTTCCTAGAACAGAAGAGCACGCGTTTAGAGATGAGACTAAAAACAGTATATTCAATTTAATTAAAATATACGAGCAAATAGATTATAACGAAGGTAGTATTCACAATGCGCCTTTTACTGTTGGTAGTTTTTCTTGGGAAAATGGGATCAAAGACACGAGAGTTATATTTCACCCTGATCCTACCGGTAGATTTAAAGTAAGCTGGGTACCTCCATCTCATTTACAAAATAAGCAGTTTACAAAAAATGGTATTAAGTTTCCAGGTAATGAACATGTTGGAGCATTTGGATGCGATAGTTACGACATTAGCGGTACTGTTGATGGTCGCGGTTCTAAAGGAGCTTTACACGGACTAACGAAATTTTCTATGGAAGAAGCGCCATCAAGCACGTTCTTCCTAGAGTACATAGCAAGACCACAAACCGCAGAAATATTTTTTGAAGACGTATTAATGGCGTTAGTATTTTACGGTATGCC